TCTATTTATGTATTATAATTTTTCAAAAATTGAAAATAATTTTGTTCCACATTTTACCACAATTTTACCACATTTTTTTAGATGAAGATTTCAAAAAGTATTTCTGTAAAAATTTTAACAATCAGGAACTTTTTTTTTAATAAAAATTTATGTGGTAAAAATTCAGTTAAATTCAGTCGTGTTAGATGTAGGTAAAACGCATTTTTTTCAAAAATATTCATTCCTTTATGTCTAGCTAAAAAAAAATTCAGTCGAGCGTTTTTTGAAAAAAGTTCAATTTTCAACAAAAAGTATATCTATTTATGTATTGTAATTTTTCAAAAAATGAAAATAATTTTGTTCCACATTTTACCACAATTTTACCACATTTTTTTAGATGAAGATTTGAAAAAGTATTTCTGTAAAAATTTTAACAATCAGAAACTTTTTTTTTAATAAAAATTTATGTGGTAAAAATTCAGTTAAATTCAGTTGTGTTAGATGTAGGTAAAACTAACTTTTTCAAAAAATATTCATTCCTTTATGTCTAGCTAAAAAAAAATTCAGTCGAGCGTTTTTTGAAAAAAGTTCATTTTTCAACAAAAAGTATATCTGTTTATCTATTGTATTTTTTCAAAAAATGAAAATAATTTTGTTCCACATTTTACCACAATTTTACCACATTTTTTTAATGAATATTTCAAAAAGTATTTCTGTAAAAATTTTAACAATCAGGAACTTTTTTTTTAATAAAAAATTATGTGGTAAAAATTCAGTTAAATTCAGTCGTGTTAGATGTAGGTAAAACGTACTTTTTCAAAAAATATTCATTCCTTTATGTCTAGCTAAAAAAAAATTCAGTCGAGCGTTTTCTGAAAAAAGTTCAATTTTCAACAAAAAGTATATCTATTTATGTATTGTAATTTTTCAAAAAATGAAAATAATTTTGTTCCACATTTTACCACAATTTTACCACATTTTTTAAATGAATATTCAACAAATTTTCTAACGGAAATTATATTCTAACGGAAATTATATTCTAACGGAAATAATATTTTAACTAAAAAATTAAAATTATATTTTTTTATATTTTAACTTAAATTTCATATTTGAAACTTCCATACATTCATCATATGGATTAGAAGTACAATAATCAAATCTTAAACAAGATTGATTATAATTATTAAAAATTGCCTTAATCATTCTCTTTTTTATATATTTATTATACATTTTTTCATAATTATTTATAATAATATTATCAATATTTAATTGTATTTCTTTTGGTAAATTATCATATATATACATAAATAATATAGTTAAATTAAATTATATAATGTTTTATTTTAAATATTTTTAAAATAATTAAATATTAATTTTTATATACTATATTATTTGATTCTATAAGACAATTAATATTATGATTATTTATTATTATCTTTATTAATAAACAAATTATTTTAAAAAGTAATAGTAGTAAAAATACTTAAAATTTAAATATTTTAATATTATAAATGGAGCATATTTGTTTTTTTTGTAATTATAAAACAAAAAGATATAGTAATCTTAAATCACATGTTATGAAAAAAAATAAATGTTCTTTATTATTAAAAAATATAACAATTACAAGTATGGATGATTACTATAAATTAATAAATATATCTAATAAAAAATTTGATGAATCAAATAAAAATATAATAAATTGTTTTAATTGTAAATTTTGTAATAAATATTTTTCAAGAAAAGATAGTTTATCAAGACACGTTAAAAATTGTAAACATAAACATGATATAATTTTATCTGATAACAATTATAAAAATAATAACACAATAAATAATACATTTAATATATTAGTTTGTAATTATGGTAGTGAAGATAGAAGTTTATTAACACGAGAATTTTTAATAAAATTATTAAATTCACCATATTCTGCTGCTACAAAAATGATAGAAATGTTACATTTTAATAAAGATTATCCTGAAAATATGAATATACGTTTATCAAATAAAGATAATGATAAATCACAATTAATTGAAAATGGGAAATGGGTAACTTATGAAAAAGAATTGCTTATAAATAGAATGATAGATGACAATTTATATTATTTAGATATGTTCTATGAAGAAGAAATAGAAAAAGGTTCAATAGAAAGAATACCTAAATATGAAGATTTTTCTAAATTATATCATGAAATAATGGATAAAGATTTAACTAATGAATTAATTAGTAAAATGGATAATAGGTTAAATGATTTAATGGAAGAACACAGACAATATTTGATGATAAATAATATATAAAATTTAATTATAATACTTTAAATATTTTTTTAAATATTTAATATATTTATATTTATAAAATCCACCTTGTTGAATTTTTGATAACATATTTTTACTAAGTTGTTCTAATTTTTGTTTATAATCATTTATTTCTTTTTCTTTATTATCTAATTGTATAGATAATTCCATAATTTCGTCAGTAAGAGTTCTTTGTGTAGTTGTAATATGTTCATTTATAGAATCATTTAAATTATCAAGTTCATTTTGTTTATTTATTAATTTTTTATTACAATCATTTAAATCTTCTTCAAGATTTTGTATAGTTTCTTCTAATTGATTAAATTGATTATTTATAGAATCTCTTATTCTATTTTCTTCTTCTTGTAATTGTTTATTTTTTTGTTCTAATTCATTTTTTATTCTATTATGGCGTTCAAGTTGATTATTATAAGCTCTACCTTGTACAATATTCATTTTTTCATAAATATCTTTTTTAGATGTAGAAATATAGTATTTTAATTTATGTTCTATGTATTGACTACGATATAATAATTCTAATTTATTAGGATTATTATTTAAAGATTCAATTTTATTTTTTATATTTATAATTTCATTATCTAAATCTTTTTCAATTTTATTTAAACTATCTAATTTTATTCTTAAATCATCATTATTTTGTTGAGAATTAATTAATGTTTCAAAATTTTTAGTAAAGTCATCTAATTCTTTATTTAATGTAGTATATAATTCATCATTAAATTGATTATTTATATTTATATTTTCTAATTGTTGATTTAAATTTTGAATTTGATTTTGTAATTGACTTATTATTTCTTCTTGTCTTTTTTTTTCAACTTTACCACTATCTATTCCTTTTGAAATAAGATCTTTACGTTGTTGTTCTAGTTCATTTTTATGTTGTTCTATTTGTTGTTTTATTTCTTGATTTAAATCTTGAATTTGATTTTGTAACGTTGATTTTTCATTATCAAATTGTAATTTTAATTCTCTTCCTTCATTTTCTAAATCAGTTAATTGTTTTTGTAATTGACTTATTATTTCTTCTTGTTTTTTTTTTTCAATTTTAGTATTAGTTATTTCTAATTCTCTTAGTTCTTTATGTTGTTGTATTTTTTCTTTTAATTGTTTTTCTAAACTTATTTCAATTAATTTTATAGATTTATTTTGTTTTTCAAGTTCATTTATTTTTGTTTGTAATATAATTTTTTCTTTTTTAAGTTTTTCAATTTCTAACTTAGTATTTTCTTGATTATTTTGTTTATTATCTAATGGTTTATTATTTAATGATTTATTGTTAAGTGGTTTATTACTCATTTGTGTTCTATTTTTAAATTGACTCTCTAATATTCCATATTTTAGTAATTGATTAAAACGTTTCATTATATATTATAACTTTAAAAAAAAATATATAAATATTATTTATAAATATTATTTAATTGATTATTAACTTTTATGAAAGTACATCTTTTTGATAATTCTTTTAAACATCTAGCTCCAACGTAAGTAAGTGTTGAACGAATACCTCCTAATAAATCTAATAAAGTATCATTTACACTACCTTTTAGAGGTATTTTTACAGTTTTACCTTCTGATGAACGATAATTTGATACACCACCAGCATATTTATTCATAGCAGTATCAGATGACATACCATAAAATAATTTATATTTTTTTCCATTTTCTTCAATAATATCTCCACTTGATTCAATATGACCACTAAAATATCCACCACTCATAATAAAGTCAGCACCTGCTCCAAATGCTTTAGAAAAATCACCAGGAACAGTACAACCTCCATCAGACATAATTAAACCACCTAAACCATGTGCAGCATCAGCACATTCTAATATACAAGATAATTGTGGATAACCAATTCCAGTTTGCTTTCTTGTAGTACAAACACTACCAGGACCAATACCAACTTTAACAACATCAGCACCAGCTAATATAAGTTGTTCTGTCATTTCTGATGTAACAACATTTCCAGCAAAAATAATTTTATCAGGAAATTCTTCTCTAAAAATTCTTATTTTATCTACAAATTTTTCAGAATAACCATTAGCTACATCAATACATATCATTTTTATAGATGGATATAAATGCATAATTAATTTATTTTTTTCAAAGTCAGTATCACTTATTCCTGTTGATAATGATAAATAATTAAAATTAATAAATTCATCATTTGTAGTCATAAAATTTGTCCATTCTTCAATAGAATAATGTTTATGAATACAAGTAATAATTCTATGTTTTTGACATTCTAAAAACATTTCAAATGTACCTGTTGTATCCATATTTGATACAACTATTGGAACACCTAACCATTCAATATTTGAATGTTTACTTTTAAATAAACGGTTTAAATCAACTTCTGAACGACTTGAAATTGTACTTCTTTTTGGTTTAATTAATACATCTGAAAAATCTAATTTTGTATCTTCTTCTATTTTTACCATAATGTTTAATATTATTATTTATTTTATATATACTTTATTTATAATAATTAAAAATTAATTATCTAATAATTTAGATGACTTTAAATTTTATCTAAATATATGTATGTGAAAAACTGATTTATTATTATTAAATATTAAAGATGCCAACACAAACAAGAGTAACAAAAACAGAAGTAACACAACAAATTTTTGATGATTTAGCAAGAACAAATTCAGAAGTTTATATGATTCATTTAAGTTCTATTGGTAGAGGATTAGAAGAAACTATTAGAAATTATTTAGTTTGTGGTAGAGTTTTAAATATGAATAATCAAGTTTTTACAAGACAAAATATGAGAAATCTTATTGAAACTAATTAAACTAAAAAAAATTTTGAAATAAAAAAAAACTGATTTTTTTTAATTTAATATAAAAAATGCCTTCATCAAAGTCAACCAACTACTTTTATGTTAATGATTCAGAATTTGAAGAGTATGAAAATAAAGAAGAAACAAATATTGTTGAAACAATTAGCAATTTAATTGCTAAAAGAATCAAAATTGAAGAAAAAGAATATTTTTCTGAAAAAGATAATTTTGAATTAGAAAATATTGAAAATAAACTTTACGAATTAGGATGGTATTAAATATTACTAAAATTGTGGATAAACTACAGGATGTTATCTTCTAAGTTTATTCATTTATTTCATTATAAACTATATTTTTTATAAATCCTAACATATCATTATTAAGTTGATTTTTTAAATAATTATAAAGTGCTTTATTACTTGCTTCATGTAGTTGTTTGATTCTATCAATTAATTGTTGAGGTGTTATATGATTATTAATTGCGTGTTGTATCATATTTATTTTGTGATCTACTAAAATTTTATCTCCAAATCTATGACCAACTTTTTTTCCTTCAGGTGTAATAATTGAATTAAATTCATCAAATCCTCCTGCCCATTCATAATAATTATCAGATGAAATCCCCATAAAATCAGGAACATGAATAAATTCTTCATTATTTTGAATTATTAAATCTAACATTCTTTGTAATAATTTCTCAAAATGTCTTTCAACCATTCTATCAGACACATCTAAAACACTAAGATTATGAGAAGCTTCATCATAAATTTGTTGTTTTAGACCTTGAATTATTGATTTAAATTCATGTTGAAATTGCATACCACCTAGTTGGTCTAATGAATGTAAATTAATTTTATTTATATCATAACGGTCATTTTCATATAATCCTTTTTGATAATTATTATTTTTTAATTTATTAAATATTAAGTAGTTAGAAATAATTCTTTTAGAAGATTTTTTTGATTTTCTTTTTAGTTTAGATTTTCTTGATTTTCCTTTTGATTTAGATTTTCTTAATTTTCCTTTTGATTTAGATTTTCTTGATTTTCTTGATTTTCTTTTTGGTTTAGACTTTTTTAATTTTCTTGAACGTCTTGATTTTTTAACTAAATTTTTTGATTTTACAGATTTTTTTCTACCAATCATAATATATTATATATAAATATTTTAAATATTATTAAATATTTTTATAATTTTCTAAACTAATTTTTCTTTGTAATTCATAATTTACTATTGGTTTAACGTAATTTATTTTTTTTAAATTATATTTAGTATAATTTTTATTCCAAGTATGAATATCTTTATTAAATACATTTTTTAATTCACTTACATATTTTTTAATATATTTACAATCTTCATCAAATTTTTTACTCTGTAACCATGGATTAAATAATCTTTGATTAAATGGTTTAGGATCTACTCCTACTGATGCTATCCACTGATGATTTCCATTGTTTATATATGGATCATAATCAATTAATTTTTTAGCAAAATATATTTCACTCCATTTATAATCCATATTTAATATTCTATTAAGAAAATTGCTTGTTATTAATCTGGTTCTATTATGCATATACCCTGTTTTATTTAATTCATTCATACCTGCATCTACAATAGGAAAACCTGTTTTTCCATTACACCATGCATCATATAATTCTTTATTAAAATCAAAATTTATATTTTGAAATTTTTTTTGAAAATATGTTCCATATAATAATTGTTGATTATAATAACCAATATATGTATAAAACTCTCGCCAAAATAATTGAGATATTAAATTATTATCTAATCCATATAAATCATATATTTTCCAATATACTTCTCTAACTGAAATACAACCAAATTTAATATAAGCTGATAATAAACTTGTATCATTATTTAATATATTTCTATTATCATTATATTTTGAATGATTTGAAATATTATTTAATTGTTTTAAACCATTTTCTCTATTTCCATGTATTTTTATATTATTATTAATTTTATAATCTATAATTTTTATAGAAAAATCAAATTCTATATTAGTTAAATTTTTAATATCTAAATATTTTGGTTTTTGAACATCAAATGTAAAAGCATAATTTTTAAAAGGTGTAAATACAGAATATGGTTTATTTTTTATTTTATTATAAGTACCAATCTTATTTAACAAATAATCTTCTTTTGAAATAAAATTTATATTATTTTTAGTACAAATTTCTTTAATTGAATTATCACGTTCAATAGCATATGGAGTATAATCCATATTACTTAAAATATTTTTAACATTTATTGTATTAATAATTTTGTTAATTATTTCTGTATTTGAACCATAAAAATAATGTAAACAAGAATTATTTTCACGTAACATTTTATCTAAATATTCTAATGATTCACACATAAATTGAATAGCATTATCAGATTTAAACTTATTATTATCTGTTACTTGTTCAGGAGTAAATATAAATATTGGAATTATATTTTTTAAATTATTAATTGCATAATTTAATGTAATATTATCTTCTAATCTTAAATCACGTCTAAATATAAACAAATTATATTCCATTTTTATATGTTATATAATTAAATCATTTTAAAGTGATTTATTATATTTATTATAATATTAATATGAATTTAAATGTTCATATTGAATTATTAATATCTGAACAATTAGAAGAAGAAGATAAAAAACTAAATATAATTAATGAATTAAATATTTATATAAAAGAAGTAAATGAATATTTGTTTGATAAATTACAAACATTAAAAGATTTAAATAATATGATTAAATATTTAAAATATACAAATAATAATATTAATAGAATATTAGAAAATAACATAACTAATAAAATTTTAAATAGAAAATATATTGAAGATAATATTATTAATAATTTAAAAATTAAAAAAGATAAAATTAATATTGAATTATTAAATTTACATAATAATAAAACACAAATCAAAAAAGAAATATCATATACTAAATTAGATTTAAAATATTTTAAAAATAAATATAAATTAATTAGTAAATTTTATTAAAATTTTTATTATTTATAATAATAATGAAAAATATATTATCATTAACACAAAATGCAGTAAAACAATTAAATCATATATCAAAACTAAATAAAATTAAATCTTTCGAATTATCTGTTAAAAATGCTGGATGTAATGGTTTAACTTATAACTTAGATAAATTTCAAAGAAATGAAAATAGAAAATATGATTTTTATGATAAAAATAATATAAAAATTTATGTTGAAAAGAAACAATTATTTTATTTATTAGGAACAAATATAGATTATACTACTGATTTAATGGGAACAAGATTTACATTTTCTAATCCACAAGCTGTATCAAAATGTGGTTGTGGAACTTCTTTTTCAATAAAAGATTATACATTTAAATTTTAAAAAAATTTATTTTTTATTATTATATTATGAATTATATTAAATATATTTTAATTGGTTTTATATTAGGAATTGCTTTTGCTTATATTTTTAAATTAAATTCTGATAATTATAATTATAAAAATTTTGTTATAAATAAATTAATTAGACAAACAGCACGATGGAGTTTAGCTTCATCACAAGATATAAGTCCAATTGTTAGTTTATTACACGCTAATTATGGAGCTGGTTTTTGGTGGGCTTTAAAAGATATTGCTTCTAATGATGATATACAAAAAAATATAAAAATAGATGTTAATTTATTTGAAAAAAATATTACTCAAATGCAAGATTATGCTACTAAACGTGTTACAGAAAATTGTCCTCAATTTCTAAATAATGTAAATAAATTTTTTGCTAAAATAGCTGGAAATAATTAATATTATTGTAATTAAATTATTTTAAATATTAATTATTTTTATTTTTATTTTTTGATAATTTATATATTTTTTCAATAAATTTATTATAACGATTTATATTTTTTTTAGTATGAAATTTAGGGGAAAATCTTTTTAATATTTTATTTTGTTCGATAAAAGGTCTAAAAATTTTTACAACATATTTTTCTTCATAATATTTTATACCAAATTTTTCAGTTTTTTTTAGATATTCATTAATAGATTCTTCAAAACTAACACAACCTACAATATTTGTTAATCTTTTAACAAGTTTTTGTTTATTAAATTTATTTGGATTTGTTAATTGTCTTTTATTAGATTTAATATTATGATAGTAAAATGTTTTTTTTTTTGGATTAATATAAACTTTCCAATTTTTTGGTAAAGTTTCCTGTATTTTATCTAATGGATGAATCCATGAACTTTTTTTAGTATCAATATTATAATAATATGTTTTATTTTTTCCAGGATCAAAATATGATTCATAATTTTTAGGTAATAATTCGTTTTGATGTGGTGTATCAGATTCATTTATCGTTTCTTTAATTGATTCTTTAATTAATTCTTTAATTGTTTCTTTATTTGTTGATTCATTAGTTGATTCTTTATTTGATTCTTTAGTTGATTCTTTAGTTGATTCTTTAGTTGATTCTTTAGTTGATTCTTTAGTTGATTCTTTAGTATTTATTTTATTTGTTTCTTCTTCTAATTTATCTTTATTAATTTTTTTATATATTTCTTTATCTTTTTTTGACATATTTTTCCATTCTTCACGTGCATCATCATAAGATAATCCTTCTGATTTTTTTTCTTTTAAAAAAATATGATATATAGTTAATCCACCTCCATCAATAATATTATTGTTAATATACATATTATAATTATATTATAATAAAATATAAAAAAAAATTAAATTTATAATTATTAATGAATAAAATTAAAAAAAAAATATGTAATCAAAAAAATTATTTTAAAATAAATGAAGATGTAGAAAAGATAATTATAAAAAAAGGAAATAAAAATATAATAAGAAATGATAAAATTTTAATAAATTATATTGCTTCTTTAATTGATAGTACAGGTGAAGACATATTTTACAATACTTATAATAAAAAACCTTATATTACTAATGTAGGATTAGAAAAAGATTTAGATATATTAAATATTGCTTTATTAAATATGAAAATAAATGAAATATCAGAATTTTATTTTTATAATTTAAATTATTTAAATCGTTTAAAAAAATTTAAATTTGAAAAAAACACAAAATTCAAATTTAAAATAGAAGTAATTAAATTAATAAAAAGAAATAGTAATAAAATTAAATTTAAATTCGTTAAAATTATTTAATATTTAATATAATCATAATTATAAATGAATCAATTAATTGAATTTATAAAAAATAATATAACTAATTTATTTACACAAATAGGTATGTTATTATATTCTGAATGTTATGATAGTAGTAATTCTTGTTTTATGATGCCAAAAAATATAATTTATACAATAAATAGTATATTAATTGTATTTTTAACAACAATATTTAATTATATACTAACATTTTTTAATAAAAAATTATTTTGCAAAGAAGAAAAAATAATTGAATCAGAAGATAAATTAATTAAAACAGATTTTGATAAAAAAGATAATTAAATAATTTATAAAAAAAAAATATATTATTAATATATATAATGTCTGATTATAAGAAGAAGTATTTGAAATATAAAACTAAATTAGAAAAACTACAAAATGGTGGATTAGCAGCAGTAGCACCTATTGGAGCTGCAATTGGAGATATGATGGGAAATCCATTAATGGCTATGTCTGTTCTTGGAAATAATGATTTTTGGAATGATGCAGGATTAAATAAATTAATGCATGCTCAATTAATTAGTCAAATGTTACCAGATTTAGTAAAATCTCCAAATATGTTCAATGCAGGTGAATTAGGTAATCAATTAATTTTATTAAATGGATTAATTGGTAATGGTGTAAAATATGAATTACCAGAATCAGCTTTTAAACAAATTATGTTAGGATTAGAAGTTCATCCATTAATTAATGGAAAACATGCTGATGAACACATTCATGAACATAAAGGTGTTCTTATGCAACATAAACATTTACATGAACATAAAAAAAATAAATATGGAGAAATTGGTTTAGCTCATGATCATGCTCACAGTCCTAATCAAGTTCATGAATTAACAATGATAACTCCTAATGGATATGGATTTTTAATGCACGTATTAGGTGAAAATTTCAGTGGTGGTGGTAAAAATAGAAAAGAAGTTGATTTCCTAAGTGCTATGTATATGATGAATTTAATTAATCCAAGAAATAGTAAAGGAACAGTACTTTCAAATGATTTATTAGAAAATATGTTATTATTAAATGCTTTTAATAATGGATTTAAAGGAGGTGGAAACGGATTACAAGATTTATTTAATTTTGATAAAATGTTTTCAGGATTTAATGGTCTTCCATTAATGTTAGCATTATTAGGAAATCAAAATAGTGAATTAGTTAATTTAGCTGCTGTTATGGGTGTTGGTAACTTATGGAAAAATCCACAAGGTAATGTTGAAACACCAGAACTTGAAACATTTTTAAGTTCTTTAATGCAATTAAAAATGTTTGATTTACTTAATGTAAGTAATCCTAATATGATGCATTTAATGTTAATGAGTGATAATATGAATCCATTTAAAAATGGTGAATTTAATGTTATGTTAGAACCATTAATGAAAGTTGGATTAGTTAAATCTTTAACAGGAAGTGTATTACCATTCAAATTTAATACTAATTTATTAAATTCATTAGAAACTTTAATGTTAATGAAAAATATGAATATGCAAGGAGGAGATAAAACATTAAATAATTTAAATAACTTATTTGAAACTATGGAATTAGCTGAAATAGCTAAAAATAATAAATCAAAATTTTCACCATATGTTGCTAAATTATTAAAAATGGGAAAACAACATTTCAATATGTTTTTAATAGATAATACATTAAATCAAATGGGTAAATTAAGAAAAGATGATGACGGTTTAATACAATCAGTAAAAGAATTATTTACACCAGGAGTAATGTTAGCTCAAACTAATATTATGAATGAACAAGAATATTTTAATACTGCTTTAATGAGTCATATGTTTGGATATGAACCATATCATAGACTTATTGATGATAATTTAGCAGGAAGATTTAAACTTGCTGAAATGATGTTTGGTAATCTATAAATTGAATTAATAAATTATTTTTTTTTTAAAAATATGGTATATAAAATTAAAATAATTAAATTAAATATAGAATATTATGGATTATATTTATTTAGGAGAACAATTAGTATATGTTTTAAGTTCAGGTTTGTTATCAGCTGCTGTTAGTGATACAAGCTCAACTATTTTAAGTATTATGAAAAATAATGTATACTATCCACAGTTAAATAATGTTTTAGAAGAAACAGATTTGTATGCAAAAATGAATGTTATACAAAAATTATTAGAAAATTTTCCAAAAGAATTAGAAAAAAATGATATTATTAAAACAACATTATCTAATATGCATGATATTATTATAAGTATTAATAATGAATTACAAAAAATAGATAATGAAATAAATTATCATGAAAATTATAGATATTTTTCAAAATGGAGAACACCACATTATAAATATAACTTAAAACAATTAAAAAAATATAAAAATATTTTAGATGAAAGATTTAATACATTAATTAAATTAATTAATATATTAGATAAAAATAAATCTAATTAATAATTATATGAGTATAGAAAATAATATATATGATATATTAATTATTATATTAGTAATTTTATTATTTTGTATAATAATTAAAGTTATACATAATAAAATTATATTATATAATCAAAATAAAGTTTATCAAAATATTCTAGATGAAATGAATAAAAAAAAAGAATTATTATTAAAAAAAATTGAAGAACAAAAAATATCAGAAAAAAAAGAAGAAATTAAAAGAACACATAGAAATTTAAATATAAACTTAGAAGAAAAAAAAGAAAGTTTTATAGATAAATTAAAAAGATATTATAATAACTTTTTTAAAACAAATTATAGAGGTATTCTTCATCAAATTACAAATTGTAACGAATGTGATAAAATATGGTGTAATAAAATTAAATTTTATCGTGTAGAAGATAATGTAGAAGATCATTATAAAATTGGAGTACCATTAAAAGATTATGGATGTGATAAAATATATGATAATATGGATATTGTACAAAATAGTAAAACAGGGTATTTGTATGTAGTAGAAGATATACCAATAAGTGAAAAAGAAGATAGAATAAATAAACATACACAAGATAAAAAAACAATTTATTTATTAGATAGTTGTAATCAATGTAATATTGATTGGTGTAATAATTTTGAAAAAAATGAATCACATGTTATTGATCATTATGAAATAGATAGTGATAAACCAAAATTATCTGATTTAGGATGTGATAATATAAATAAAACTTGGAAAAGTGTTAAAGATACAACTAATGATAAAATATATGTTTATCAATCAATTGGTAAATCAGAATCAGAAAAATATATTATTAATTTAATTAATGATTTAGAAAAAGATATTAAAAAAGAAAACGAACTAGAATATAAGTTTAATATTAATATTAAAAATAATAAAAAAACATTATTAGATTTATTATATAAAAAATTAAATAAAGAAAATATTGAAAATTTAGATAAAAAAATAGAAATATTAAATAATATAATTTATTCTAAAAAAGAACAACTCAAATTAGTCGAAGAAGAAAAATATGAAGAATCAGTTAAATTAGAAGAAAATATAAAAAAATTACATAAAGAATTAGGTAATCTTAAGTAATTAAAACCAACTTGATTTATCTTTTTTATTTATTTTCTCAATAAATAATTTTGACATTGTTTTATAATGATTCCATACATCTTTAAACTCTTTGTTTTTTTTTAAAAAATTAACCCAAATAGCATTATAAGTATTTTCATCATCTTCTAAATTTAAAGCATGTTGTACATTTTTTTTTATTTCTTCAATTATTTTTTTTTGTTCCAATGTATTACGTTGTTCATCTTCAATTTTTAATTTTAATTGTGCAATTTGATTTTTTAATTCTATATTTTGTTCTATATTTCCACCTTTTTTACTGTTATATTTTTTTGATTTTTTGTTTTTTTTTGATTTTCTTTTTAAAGATTTTCTTGATTTATTATATTTTCTTGATTTATTATATTTTCTTGATTTCATTATATTATAATATAATAAAAAAAGATAATAAAGAATCAAAAATTTAGATATATTATATATTACTGTGATTATTATCTATATCAATATTAGTATCTAATTTATTTTTTTTAAAATAATTTAAAAATTTTAATCCATAAAGATAAATAATTCTTGATGAATAATATAACATAAAAGGACTCATAACTATTAAATAATATATATATGTTATAGATTTATCTAAATCAGGAGCCATTACAGAAATAAAAAATAAAGTTACAAAAAACATTACTAATACTAATACACCATCACATAATTCAAAATTATTCATTATTAATTAAAGTTATTAATTCTTTAAATAATTATCTAAATATTGTTAAATGAAATAAATGATTTTATTATATTATAATAATAATGTCAATATTAGATTATTTTAAAAAAATAGAAAATAAAGATATAGAAAAATTAGAAATAAATAAAACAAATTTAATTAAAGAACAAGAAATAATAGAAGTATTTACAGATGGTTCATCATTTAATAATGGTAAAAAAAATGCTCAAGCTGGTTTTGGTGTATATTTTGGAGAAAATGATATTAGAAATATTTCAAAAAAAGTAATTAATAAACAAACAAATAATGTAGGAGAATTATTAGCAATTTATAATGCTTTATTAATCTTATCACGAGATAATAAATTAAATGATATAATAAAAATTTATACAGATTCTGAATATTGTTTAAAAATATTTCAAAGTCATTATAATAAATATAAAAAAATATGTAATCCGTGGATAATTAAATGGAAAATGAAAGATTTTAAAGATGTAAAAAATAAAGATATAATTAAAAATATTGATAAATTACTATTAAAATTTAATAATGTTGAATTTATTCATGTACGTAGTCATAAAATAGCTCCATTAGATATAACATCAAAAGAATATAGAATATGGTTTGGTAATAAACAAGCAGATATTTTAGCACAAAAAGGAGCTAAAAGTTAAATTTATTTAAAAATAAAATTAAAAATAAAATTATGGATAAATTATCAGATGATATTATAATATATATTTTAAATAAAATACAAGTTGAAACTAAAATAAAATATATTCCATTTAATGATGGTGAACAAAATAGAACAATATTTTATATGGATGATAATAAATTTAAATGTTGTAAATTATTTAATAATTTTTTTAATAAAAAAAAATTGAAAAGTTTTTTTAATTTATTTTAATTGTTTATTCAATTTTATTTATTCTATCTTGATGCCTTTCTTTTTCAAATTCTGTATCTCTAAATTTATTAATAAAACTTATACATTCTTCTAATGTATTTACTCTTGAACCTAATGCAATAATATTAGCATTATTATGTTTTTTTGCCATTTCAGCTGTAAATAAATCATGTATTAATGCACATCGTATTCCATCATATTTATTGGCAGAAATTGTCATACCAATACCTGTTCCACATATTAAAATACCAAAAGAATTTATTTTATATTTTAAATCTTTTTGAATATTATTACACATAATTTTAGAAATATCTGGATAATCTATTTTTTGTTCATTATAACAACCACAATCAATAATATTATTAAATTTTTGAAATTGATTAATTATTTCATTTTTATAATTAAATCCTGCGTGATCAGAACCAATGTATATTTTCATTATTATAATTTAAAAAAAAAACTTTAAATATTTATTGTCTACTCATAACTTTTTTAATTAATTTTTTACAACCTTTGCCATATTTAGAAATATCAATATCACTATAATCAGGAGCTTCATTATTTTCTATATTTTCTTTATTAATAAATGTACTAAAGTTAAAATTATATTTAATTAAAAACCATAAAAATGATAGTAAAATACTAAGATGTAAATTTTCTACTAAATTATAAGATACAGAAAAAGCAATAATAATTTGAACAATTGGATTTGTATATACTTTTAATTCACTACTTGTATA